CCTTTGAAGTCAAAGAATATAATAGAGAACAATTAGATCAAGCATTTGAATATTTTAAAACATTAAGAACAGCTTTCGATCAAGACAAACAACTTTCCAAATTAACAAAGGAGAAGAAACGATGATACCGATAGAACCTTGTCCTAAGACTATTGCTACTGCTTTGCATGGCATTATGTCGGACATAAAAACTTTAGAAAAAGATAGCGAGAATAGTTTTCAAAAATATAACTATGTCGATGTCGATAGTTTTCTAAAGGCACTAAACCCTCTGTGTTCTAAACATGGACTTACTATTTTTATGAATGAGAAGTCCTGCAACATAGTTGGAGACGCTAAGAAGTGGTTACATATTACTTATGAATTTATTCTAGTTCATTCATCTGGTGATACTTGGCTACAACCAATACAAAAAAATATGATAGTGCAAATGACCGGTGGTCAATCACTTGGAGCTAGTCAATCATATTCATTAAAGCAGTTTATGAGGCAGGTCTTTTTAATTCCAACAGGAGATAAAGATGATTTAGATGCACATGAACAAAACTTTCAACCGAAAAAAAAGGAGTACCAAAACAAATGAGTGAAGATAAAAAATTTATAGATGGATTTTTTGTAAAAGAACCTACAAGAGATTTTATTAAATGTTCTATATCAATTAAGAAAGCTGATTTTGCAGATTGGTTTAGAAAAGAATTAAAAACATCAGATGATGATTGGATTAACATTGATGTTAAAGAAGGTAAATCTGGAAAATGGTATGCTGAGCAAAATATGTGGCGACCTGATAAATCAGAAAAGCCATCAGAACCTAAAAATGATGGTGAATTAAAGTCATTAGGGCAAACGATTCCAGAGGATATCCCATTTTAGGAGGTAACTATGAGTAAGATAAAAATACATCATATTGAAAAACATTTATTCGATAAAACAAAACATGGTTGGGATAAGAATAATTATCCTCTCTATAACCCAATAAAGATAACAGAAGTAAAAATCATAAGGATGCTTAATGCAAAGTTACACAAAAAAGTACATGGTGTTTTACAATAAGTTAAGCACCAATGATTGCGACTGTGATCTTTGTGGTAATCAAGGCACAGAAATTCATCATATCCAAAACAAAGGATCAGGTGGATCTAAGTGCCTCGATTATATAGAAAATTTGGCTTGTCTAGACAGAAGTTGCCACGACCTCTGTCATAATGATGCAAAGACAAATCTTAAATTAAAATTAATCATTTTAGATAAAGTAAAGGAGCAGTTAAAAGCCAATGGTTCACTCCGAAGGATTTAATCCTGACAAGATTGCTGATGCTATCCACGAGGCACATATAAATTTTTTTAATGCTAGAAGGGTTAGAGATGAAGCAGTCAGGATTAGAGATTATAGAAAGTACCAAGTGTATATCGAGTCTAAATTCTCTAATGAAAAACTATCTGTAGAAGATAGAAAAGCAAAAGCTGAAACAGATACAACAGTTATTGCGTTTAATAAAGAAATTGCAAAAGCACAAGAGATTATGGATGACTCTAAGGCAGAGCTGGAGAGAGTTCTGACTAAAAAAGAATTTATGCTTGATGCTAATGCAACTAATCGTGCTGAATTAAAGTTAGGAGGCATACAAACATGAAGTACCCAACAAGAAGAATTGGTCGATTATGGCAGGGTAAAGCCTCTATAAAAGACTATGAAATAGAAAGAGCCATTAAAAAAGGTGGCATGATTTTAACAAGACTCGATAGAGAAGAAAAAATGTTCTTAGATGTTGAGCAATTAAAATCAGCTTTAATGACTAGAACCACAAGAGTATTTCCACCAAGATACAAGAATGAACCACAATTTAGGTTATGTAATGTCTTTTGGAAAACCCCAGAAAACACTAATCAGGAGAAATTATTATGACTAATCAGATAGAAGAATTATACACAGCAGAAGAAATATACCCAAAATTTAAAGTAAAAAATGTTAGGTCTTTAAATTATCAACTAAATAAGTTAAGGTTAAAACATCCAGACGCAAAATGTTTAAATCGTAAGTTAGGCACAAAATGGGTTTTTAATGCCCAAGATGTGAAGGAGATACAAACATTATGCTTAAACTTATAAAAGAAAAGTCACCATTTTGGCAGATAAATGGTACTTATTATCTAAACGAAAAGCCTTATTATATCAGATCAAAAAGCACTAAGTGTATTAAGAAAATTGATGCACAGTTATTTTTAACAAGATTTTTAAATAACATTCAACCAAACACAAAAGTTACAGTTGAAAAGGCTATTGATGAATTTTTAAAAGTTAAAAAACCTACAAAAGATAAGAGAAGATATTTTATACATTTAAAAAGATTATCAAATGAACTGCGAATAATTGATTTAAATAAAATTACTGATGATGATGTTCAAAAATTTATTTATAAAAGATATCCTGAAGGTACTGAAATTGGTGATCGTATAAGAAAATATGAAGAAATAAACTTTAATGAAATAGAATTTGAAGAAAGAAAAAAACTATCAAGTAACAATAATACCATTAATTCTAGTTTAATTAGTCCACTACAGTCATTAATAAAGTTTGGTAACACAGGTAATAGAGATTGGTGTCGAAACTTTGTTTTTACTAAGTTAAGTGTACTCAACCAGGAACAAAGAGAAAAATTCTTTTGGTTAAAAGAAGAAGTGTTGAAGTGTACTAAGCATAATGATTATGAAATAGTATTCTTGTTAGTATTTCTTTTTAGAACAGGATTTAGGTTACAAGAAGCTCTTGATCTAAGTTGGCAAAATACAACAAATCAAGGCCTTCCCATTATAGATTTAGATAATAAAATTATTAGAGTTTTTCAAAATAAAACCAAAAATTATAGAGAACAGCCTATACACGAAAACTATAATGAACCAGAATTGTCATTGTGGCATTGGTTACAAAAGATCAATAACAGGGAAGGATATTTATTCTCTTGGAAAAACTTGCAAGATAAAAAAAATTCAAACAAGGGTATTGGTGTTCGTTGGAATAAAATGTGTAAGTTTGCAGGTATAGATCCTAAAAAGAAAAGACATTCAGCAAGACATGGTTTCGCTTCAATTATTGGAAACAATGGTGGTAGTGATAAAGATATTCAATCACTTGGTGGTTGGAAAACTAAAAATATGGTTACAAATTACACACACATAGAATTACAAAGAAAGAGAAAGATTCTTAATACATTGTAAATTTATGGAGTATTTATGGAGTGATAATGAAAAAACCCTTGAAAAACAATGAAAATAAACACTTGCCACATCTTTGGTAAAAATGTAATCTCTAACCAGAATGTGCAAAAACATACGAAACATTGCAAATCTGGATAACGAATTACCAAGCATTACCAATAAATGCAAAAATTTATGGAGTGTTTATGGAGTGTTTGGTAGTTCCGAAAATAAGGAGAACTATTAATGACTAGATACTATTACAGAGTAATACTATTAGATAATTCTATTAAGTATATCACAGACCAAGACTTTAAAGATTTAGGTTTTATAGCTTTTAAAGATATGCAGAGAATAGAAGTTATAAGTGAGGTTGCCTAATGTACACCTATAAAATCCCTAATACGCCACAAGCAATACAATTTAATAAGAGAGTTATTAAATCTATTGTAGTAAAGCCACAAGTTCGCATATCGGTCTTTAATAGAGTTCTTAGTCCTTTATGGCATTTATCGTCTAAAAAAGTGAAATAATTATGAAACTTTTTAGTCTAATAAGTATCTATGTAGTTAAGGAGATAAATTATGAATAAAACTGTTAATGAATATACTTCTGCTATATCAAGAAGTTATTATAAACTATCTAAAGAAAATGCAGACAAACTTGAATCAGGTAAATATCAAATAAGTTGTGTTGTTGGTAACGAATTACAAGTTGATCTAAAACCTAGATTTAGACAAAAAAATCAAAAAAAGTCTTAAATTTTTTCCATTTAAATCAGTTTCTAGAGGGGTTTTAACACCCCTCTAGTATGTTTCTATGGGGTTAATTCTTTAATTTCTAAGACACATTTGTTTAAAATAAGTTGGAGAGTACCTTCGTTGCCATCTACATATTCTCCATTCTCTAAACTGTAACCAGAAAACAAAATAATTTTATCTTTAGTTTTTTTATACAACCAACCTACTGAATAGCATATTGGCATAGGTTTCTTTTCATAAGATTTAGCCTCTACCCATCCTGAGTCGCAAAGACCACTATCAATCCATTTGACTACGACTAACTTTTGCATTTACTTCTTAGCTGTTTTTGCTGCCTGTTTTAATGCTTTGGTTGCTACTGTGCCTTTTCCTTTTCGGCTAGTTTTATTTTTTTTTCGTTGATTCATGTTGAAATAAAGTCCTTTTTTAACAACCCTACCATCTTTAGTTTTATGAAATCCTTTAGGTATTTTTTTACTAGGCATTAATAACCCTTCTTCTTAGTCATCTTTTTACCTGTTTTCTTTGCGTATGCCTTTGCCTTTTTCTTACCAGCTTTGTCATATTTAAATTTTTTTTTACCTACCATTGGCATGATTACTGTTCCTTTCTTTATTTACTTTTGTTTCTTTTAGATATTGATTTTGATTTCTTCTTTGCATCTGCTTTTGATGATGCACCCCATTTTCTTAAACTAAGTAACAACCTGGTAGGTTTGCCATCTTTATATTCTGGCCCTTTCATGTTGCCCATTCTAGCTAAGAAACTTGCTCGTCTAGGATTATCACCAGAACTAACAGGTGCTTTTAATCCAAACTTTTTTCTTCCAGCAGCATTTAATCCACCTTTAGGATTTTGAAATTTCTTTGCTACCATTATGATTTGTCATTAGATTTTTGTTTCATTTCAATAAATTGATCGACAGTCATATTTAAGACACCTGTATTTAACTCAAACTTCTCGTTCGTTCTTGTGTCCAGACGATCTGTAAGAAACTTTATATGTAGATTTTTTTCTTCAATCTCTTTAATTAATTCTTTATTAATTCTTTTTTCTTTTCTAAGTCTTGATTCTACTTCTTTAACTGTACTCATTTTTTACCTAGTACCTTTCCCATTCCTCGTAATCCGAATGAACTTGCGATTGCTCCATACATGGCATATTGAAACCAACTTGGTGTCCTTGCTAGGGCATCAAAGCCTCTTTCTACATAAGGTTGAAATGGTGGTATGAAACAACTTCCAATAATTAAAATGAATAAGACAGTCCATGCCTCATCTTTAAAACTGTTATCACCGGATTTAACAGCTTGAACATCATAAGCAATGTCTCCAGATATTTGCTTTTGCATAAGATCAGTTTCAGCTTTTATCTTAGTAATCTTTTGTTCTGCTTTAGCTTTTTTAGTATCGACTACTCCTTTTACAACATCACCAGCTACACCCATTAGGGGTTTTAATAACATAGTCCACATTATGCGTTCCTCATTCTTTCTGCTAAGGATTCACAACGATTAGTAGTTTGTTGATGCCACTTTGAGTCTTTCATCTGTAGGTGTGCTTCTTCCATATTTTGTATTTTCAAAGCCTCTATCATCATTTTAAAATTACTAACTCCTGTAAAACCAAGTTGAAAAATCATTTCACACAAAATAGACATCATCTCTTCATTATCTGGCAGATTGTGTGTCTCACAGAATTGTTCTGTATTAGACCAAGCATTATTGAAATCTTTTTCAAAGACTTCTTCCCAACCTTCTTTTGTTTTGGGTACTTGTTCACCAACTAATAATTTATGACCATACCCACCTGTTAAGTGATTTTCTGTACATCTGTATGGTTCAAGTCTAAAACCTTCGTGAGATTTAATAGAAATTTTTGTAACTTCTTTTATATTCATTCTTGCTCCTTTAATCTTTCATGGGTTACTTGTGATATGTCTTGAAACAAAACAGGTATAAGAGATATATCCAACTCTGTCGGTTTACCTGGTTCTATATCTTTGTATTCATCCTTAGTAAGACTTAGGTAAAGTTTACCGGATTGATAAACTATTCTCATACTTGGCCTGTCCATTTTCCATCTTTATCAAGAAACATTGGGTGCAGTTGTGGTACAGAGTC